AACCTTGCCTTCATAGTAAAATTAATGTTGACATTATGCTTTAAAGCACATATAATAAATATTGTCCTTAATATAGTTTATATAGAGATGACATCATGTCTCAGTAGCTCAGCAGGATAGAGCAACGGCCTTCTAAGCCGTCGGTCGGGGGTTCGAATCCCTCCTGGGACGTCAATGACATAAAATTAGCACATTTTATGGAGAAATGAAAACGCTCGAAAGCCTAGATACATAAGGGTTTCGAGCGTTTTTTATTTTTGTTGTCTTCGATTAGAAACGATTAGTATTTTTAAAGTTATTACACAAAAATTACACAGGATTTTATTTGTTTTTCTTAAACATATTAACCGCAATTTGCTCATCTCGTTCTTTCATTTCTTTTAAAACATGAGCATAATGATCTTGGGTAGTTTGTATATCAGAATGTCCTAAACGCTCTGAAACAGAATTTATATTTGCTCCTTGATACAATAGTATACTTGCGTGTGTATGTCGTAAACCGTGAACAGAAATTAATTTAATATCGAGTTGTTGAAGAAGTTTTTTTAAGGCCTTATTAACTCCCTCGTTTGATAGAACGGATACTTTAGATACCCTACTAAAGAAAACTAAATCATAAGGGTGCTCTGGTAATTCTTTAAAAAGTTCTTCAAATTTATTCATAACGACATTATCTATTGAAATCGTGCGTTTAGACTGTTCGTTTTTCAAAGGACCAAAACCAGTTCCGTCTTTATAGTCCCAAGCTCTTTCCACTTTTAAAGTATTTGTATCAAAATCGAATTTATCAAACGTCAGTCCTACTAGTTCTCCGAAGCGTAAACCGGATACTAATCCAAGTAATAATAAATATGATGACATAGAATCTTTCGAAACACTATTTAATAAGCTTTCATAAAGTTTAATGCTTTCATCAAAATCTAAATGTTTTTCTTCGCTTTTTTTAGCACTTTTAGTTGCGTTGAACTCTGCTTTACGTGTAAAGTCTACACTTATATAACCTTCCTCTATTGCATCTCTTACACAACTTCTTATATGAGTATTCAGTTTACGTACAGTTTCTCTTGATTTTCCAACTCCGTATTCATTTAAAAACTGTTGATATTGATTACTTGTGATTTTTTGTATTGGCATATCTTTGAAATATTCTTTAACACGATCAACTGAGTTCATGTACCTTGTGTAAGTGGTTTTGTGTTTACCGACTTTATAAAGTTCAACCCAATTCTTAAAATACTCACTAAATGCTGTATTCTTAGTTATAGAGACATGTCCTTTACTTAATTGAAATTCAACCTCTTTAGCCGCTGCAACAGCCTCTGGTTTGGTACGAAATCCACCCTTACGAATGTGTGCAGGTTCGCCATCGATATAATGACTTACGGTATATTGCCACGTCTTACCTCGTTTTGTGAAACTAGCCATTGTAAAATCTCCTTTCTATTAATGCAATCCCAATTATAGCAAAATGAAATTATATTCATATCAACTATAACTATTTGGAAGAAAATACATTACAACATAATTCTACATAATTCGATTTATAACGACAAAAATGTTTTATTATCAGTCGGAGAAATTGTATATAGAGGAAAAACTTTCTTCATATGTCGAGACGCGTCATGCAAAAGCTTTTCACAAAATAATAATTTATGTATACAATATAATTGAAAACAAAAATGTCGAATGTTGTAAAAGTTGGGTCGGATGTTATGCTACATAATTTTCATTGATTAAGAACACGCGTTCTTATATAATTTAAGAATAAGAGGTGGTTGACGTGAAAAAAGAGTTAATTAAATTAATTGAGGATTCTCCTACAGGGATTACACAAGAACATTTAGTAATCATTGAGATGATATTGCAAGTTTCCACCCAAATGAGGTTAGAGAATCTTCTCTACTTTACAAAAGCCAGTTATAAAAAAGAGAAAAGCAGCTCAATTTGAGTTGCCTTTCTTTTTTGCGTTCATCAATCTTATTAAATTAAGAAATGTTTCTAATTCCTCATCACTTAATTCATGAGCTTCAATAATTAAATCCCTTATCTGTTCGTTTCCACGTTCCATCGCATCATTAACTATATCTGCATATAGCTCTTTAGATGATATGAACATCTCACCTTCTCCAGTTCTAAGCCATTCCTCATTTATGTTAAAACTACTACATAAATGTTTGATAAAAACATCATTAGGTGTCACTTTTCTTAATTCATAACTCGCTATCATAGGTCGTGTAACAGATAAAGCCTCCGCGAATTTATCTTGTGTAAGGTTTGAATTTTTCCTCACTAATTTAATTCTATCCCCTAACATTTTGTTCACCTCTTTTTCTTTATATTTTTATTATATACAAATAAATATGTATCTACAACTACAAAATAAAATTAAATTTTGTATTTATGTATTTACAAATACTTTTATTCATGATAAATTGTATTCAGAAATACAAAAGCGAGGTGATTAACATGGAAAAACAACAACCTAATCGGGAAGATTCGTTCAGATTGGTATTAGAGGAATTGTTAGAGCTTGATAAAGAAGAAATTCCAATGGCTCGTGGTTTCCTAATAGGTTTGAAAGCACAAAGACATCTAGAATGGAAAACTGACAAAGGAGAAAACCTTGATCAAAACATTATCTAACACACTGAGATAGTAGCTAATGAACTATCATATTAGAACTTATAGCTTATATGACGGTAGCAACGTTAATGGAAATGCACTGAGGTGAATAAATGCAACATATACAAGTGAATTTGACTGTTCAAGTTCCAGAAAACTACGTGCTTATCAATAAAGTTGAGTTTGAAGAACTGCAGCAAGAAAAGCTTAGCGGTATTTACTGGACTATGAAAGATCTCGAACAACGCATTAATAAGAAACACGAATGGATAAAAGCCAATATTCTTTATCCTTCTAAGTTTAGAAAAATCTTAGATGTGAAAAAAGGCGGCTTCGTTTATTACCCAGAAGTGACTGGTGAAAAATGGACATTTCATGCAGTGAAAATGGCGAAATTTCTTGATGACAATTTTTATTCAATCTTCGGATAGAAAGATGGTGAAATCAAATGAAAATCAAAGTAGCAGAGTGGTTAGCATTACCGGTTGAGAAACGTTTAGCTTTAATCAGCAATGCGATTAATAAAGTTGCTGCAACGCGTCAAAAGTAAATCTATCAATCCGTGAAAGGAGAGTGAAGAGTGTGGAAGACAAAGATGTATTTGCAAATTTAAAACAAGCATTTGAACAAGCTGTTGAATATGCAGTAGCAAATGGTATGGGTGAATGCGAAGTAGGCGAGATACGACGCTCAGAACTGTTAAAGGCAGTCGTGAACGAGGCATCTTGTAGATTAAAAGAAAAAAATATACCATACCAAGATGGTATTGCAAATGTAGTTACTGGTAGAAAGAAGTACCAAGAATATTAATGTTACTTTTGAGTGCTTTCGTAATACATCTTATATGAGTACTCAAAAACTCTCATAAAACTATCTGCTGAACCAGTTGTAGTTAAATACTCAAAAATACTATCGTAGTCTTTCGTATTTGGGAAATCTTTATCAAGAGCAACATCTTGCGCTATATCACCAATAGGTAAATCAACATCAATGAATTTTAATAACCATTCTTTATAAGTTAGCAAAACTATCACCTACCTTTCTACCAATAGTTTAACAGAAAGGAAATATAAGGAGGAATAAATATGCAACCAGTAATCAACGTTAAAGGAACAAAGTTATCAGTAGTTTCAATTCATTATCGTGCGAATGGGAAGCCTTCCACAGTTTATGCAGCAGATGAAACAGGTCGTGAATCACTTTTTGTTGAAAAGTCTCAAAGTGAATATGATACACGCCCTCATATTGCAGTTGAAAACTTGGGTGAATTACTCGAGTTTCCTGAGCTTGAAGCAAGAACTGTGGAAGGCAACAACAGGCTTATTGAGCATCTTGATAAAATGCTTGAGCATGAAAATATTGAACTAACAAATATAGCACTTGAAGCTATGGAGAGTAAGCCAGACTTACCGTTTGATAGTCAACTATCAAGAAAGCAACATGAGTACAAGCTTAAACAACAACGTGTATTAGGATTGATTGACGCAATAGAAGAAGTCAAAGCATTCACGGAGGGATATTACGCAGATGTCACTAGTGAATCAGTTGAAGCGTAAATCGGTCATTACAAAGCTAAATAAGCTTGGCATCCACAGTATTGATGGACAACCACTAGAAGATGCCTTGTATACAACTTTACTAAAAACATTGGCGCGTAAACGTGCAGCTGAAAAGTGATGGGAGGTGAATATGTATGTTCGAAATTGTTACTACAAATGGTTTTAGGCGTTCGATTAAACGTGAAGCTATCATGTGTATCGGTGAATTACGTAACAATGGCAAATCAAATACAGTGATTACTCTAGTTAATGGCGAAACAGTATTTGCTGATGAAAAGTACGATGATGTTATTTCATTATACAGAGGGAGTGAGGATTAATTATGAAATCAACAGGTATTGTTCGCAAGGTAGATGAATTAGGACGTATTACATTACCAATCGAGCTTAGACGTTCATTAAGTTTGGATGTTAAGGATCCAGTAGAAATCTTTATCGATGGTGATCAAATCATTTTGAAGAAGTACAAGCCTAATATGGCATGCGCTGTTACTGGTGAAGTATCAGATGACAATCTGGTTCTACTAGGTGGCAAATTGGTTCTAAGTCTAAACGAAGCTAAAAAGCTTGTCACAGAGATTGAATTAAAGTAGGTGATTCCATGCGTATAGGCCACACACACGCTGATGTTTACGATAGAGAATCAGATTACTGGAGAGACATCGAGGATGTACAGAATGCCCAAATTGAGGCGCAAAAAAACTCGCAATCAATGGCAGTTGAGAGCGAGCACGAAAAATTAAAAAATGACACTGGTATTGTACCACAGGAGGATGTCAAATGACAAAGTTTATCGAGCAACGTGTAGATGAATTAGAAAAAGAAGTATCGGATTTAAAGCTAATTATTCATGAATTACGTGAACGTCCACAGTTAACGACTGTTATAAATAATGCACCGCAGGAGCCTTCCACAACTAATACTGTGGAGGACATCATCGAATTTGAAGGTCAACAATATCGCAAGGTTGATCGTGAGGCGCGTGATGGTGATGTCGTTATATACAACCGTGCATTTACTCATACCTTACCAAACAAACCGTATAAAGTTGTTTTAGTAAATGATATTATCCGTTACAAAAATGAGTCTGGTTCATTTAAATACACTTGCAATGGCTGGGGCGGTAAAAAGAGCTATGACACATACGAACTAATCAAAGAAGGATTGAATCCTAATATTACAATGGTAGATGAAACAATTGAACCATTAACACCAAATCAACAACGTGCTGTGATTATTGAGAAGGCTAAGAAGTTTGTTAAAGAAGGCTTGAAACGTAACTATAAAAATACTCAAGGATTTGCTCCTTCTGTGTGGTTAGTAAGCGAAAATGGAGCATTTTCTATTACTCATAAAGTCGAATTTATTGTTAATGAAGAAAAACGTTCGGTAGTAGCTTTAATCAAATTAAATAAAAATAGCAAAGTACATCGCAAAGGAATCACCAAATGTCATCCACAAGAAGTATTCAACGAACACATTGGAAAAGCCATCGCATTAGGACGAGCGCTTGGTCTTGATGTGAGTGAGTTTGAACAGGCGGTGCAGCCTACTAACGCTGTTGCTGGTATGCAAATACAATTTTATGACTATGATGGTAACGACATCGGTATAGGTGTAGTTGGCGCTGTTGAAGGTAACGAATGTCATTGTGGTAAATGGGGTTCAACAAATTTCGAACCAAGTAAAACAAACGATAGAATCATCAACGACACTAAAGCTATTTATGGAGGTGTTGAATAATGTTCCTAATCGTTGAATTCAAATACTCAACAGAGCAAACAGAAAATAAAGTTTCAAAGTTTAATAGTCCAAGTCAAATTATCGAGTTTGTAGCTGACAAATCAACGGAGCATGAAGATTTCGAAGTTGTGCGAATTAACGAATACAAAGAAGGTAAGTTAATTCCTTATGAATTAGTTTTCGTGAAAGGTCGAATTGATTTGGTTGAGGTGATTTAATTGGCAAATATCTATGAATTAACAGGTAGTTTACTAGAAATCCAACGTTTAATCGAGGATGGTTCAGAAGGCTTAGAAGGCATTCTTGAAACACTCGATTTAGAACTTGAAGATAAAGTTGAAGGTTATGCAGTCATTTCGAAAAATATGGCTGCTAGCGCTGAGGCAGTTGATGCAGAAATCAAACGACTGCAAGCACGCAAAAAAATGTTCGAAAGCGGTTCAGAACGTATGCGTGGAGAAATTCAAAAAGCCATGATATTAGCTGGTAAAGATTCAATAAAAGGTGATAAGTTCACAATTTCAATTAGTAAACGCAGGAAGATGATTGTGGACGGCAAGGCTATTATTCCAACGCAATTCATTAGCCGTGAAGTAGTTGAAAAAGTGGATAACAAAGCACTGAAAGAATATCTCGAGAATAACAAAGTTGAAGGTATTTCGTTTGTTGAAAATCCTTCACTATCAATTCGATAGGAGGTCACTATGAAAAAACGCATTTTGTTAATCGTTGGTTTACTTGCGACTACATCGTTAGTCGCTTGTGATATCGAGTGGAAAGAAGATGAGATTTATTATGATGATAAATTACGTCCAGTATCACAAGTTGAAGAAATCATTGCAGATAAGCTCGAAGTTGAAAATCCAGAGCTTGATATTGAAGTAAATATTTATGAAGAGACGGAGGATTAATAAATGACTAAAAAATTACTCAATCAAAAAGAACAACATATCGCATTCACGCGTGAAGGAGCAGAAGAAATCGTATTAGCTGCCAAAGAAAACGGTGCGTTGATTATGAATAAAATCAGTGAAAAGCATAATAAAAACGGTCAGTATTTCTTGGTTGATTTAACGTATCAATATGATACACCAAAAGATGCTATGGAAGGTAAACCGAAAGAAGATGCTCCAGATGGTCAAATGAACATGGATGAAGTACATGAAGGTGTACCATATACAGTCGATTCAGATGGCAGTGTGAAAGTGGAAAATACTGATGAAGAATTACCAGAGTTCGACGATCCATTCGCGAATGTAGAAGTAAAAGAGTTCCCTGATGAAAATGGGCTATTTTAATAGAAAAGGAATGTGGAAGGCATGACACAGGAATTCGACTTTAGTGCTCACAATGCAAGCGATATTTCAGATAAGCCTGGCAAGACATATTTAACATATTGTCCACCGGGACTAGGCAAATCACACACGCTAAATTTTTTACCAGGTAAAACATTGGTACTTGATGTAGACCGTACAAGTCATGTACTAAAAGGTAATCCGAATATCGACATTATTTATGTTGATAATCAAAACACTTGGGATTTTTGGCAAGCATTATTGCTTCATTTAGAAACTATCAAAGGTCAGTACGACAATATCGCCATTGATAATGTATCTGAATTAGAACGCTGTTTGTTATCGAATCTTGGATACATCGGAAAAAATCAAGGTGTGCCAGCTCAAGGTGATTATCAAAAAATGCAATTCCGAGTTGTTAATTCATTCAGATGGATGAAAAACCTAGCGGATCGTATTGTTTTTACAGCTTGGGAAACAACGGATTTATATACTTCATCTGACGGTCAAGGATACAACCGCAGCTATCCTCAAATCAACGCAAAAATCATCAATAATGTACTAGGACTATGTGATGTTGTTGGTCGATTAATGATTAAAGCAGATGGTAATCGAGGGTTTGTGTTAGAAGGAACAAACAGTATTTATGCAAAAAACCAATTAGATGATCGTAAGGGATGCAAGCAAGAAGAAATTTTTGTTCTGCCTTCCACAATTGAAGAAGAAAAGGGAGAGAAATAGTATATGTCATTTTTTAAATTTGATGAATCTAACGCGAGTACAGCATTTGAATTAGTAGCAGAAGGGAAATACGAAGCCGTTATCGTGAATGCCGAACCTGGTACCACACAAGCAGGAAAACCGAAACTTTCGGTAGACTTTGAGATTCGTAGTGACGTTCCGCAGAATCACCAAGGAGCGAAAATCTTATATAACACATTTACATTTGAACATGAGGTATCAGTCAAAATTGTAAATAGCTTGATCAAAGCATGTGGATTCCATAACGGACATCCTTTCAACTCAGCTGAAGACATGGCGAAACAATTAATCAATAAAAATTTGAAAATCACTGTCAAACATGAAGAATACGACAAGGTTGTTGATGGTGTTAAACAAAAACGTACTGCTGCCAAAGCGAAGTATTATGATGCGTCTGATGTAAATCCACCTCAATCACCAAATGCACCAATTACAGTTGGGGAAGATGAACTTCCGTTCTAAATAAAACTTAATAGAGAGGTCTGTTTTTGCGGACTTCTCTTTTTTATACCCAAAATTAATAGTTTAGGAGTGATTTTATGAAGAAAGGTAGTACATTTCATGCACCTGTAAAAGTATTGAAGGTTAAAAGTGGTGTTCCTACATCGATTGAAGTTAATGGCGTGAAATACTTATTAGCTCATCAAAATAATCATGGTCGTATAACTGCTGCTAAACAAAAACAAAGTAGTGAGTAAGTAAGAAAAAAAGCACTAGGTCAGAGACCGAGCGCTAGTTTGATGCAAATCCAAAGAATTCGCACCGCCATTGGAGTTAACTCAACCTCTAGGGTAAGCTTTGCTTTCATGGCAATCACCTCCTTCAGATAGTGGAAACCACCGTCCGAAGAGTGAGTAGTTAAAATATAACATTTGCATTCAGTATTGTAAATAGGAGGAAATTATGAAAGGTAATTCATACAACTTTAACGAAATACCCTCCGAACTCAAAGCCTTACCTCAATGGATTTTATGGCGCAAGGAAGAACGTGATGGTAAACCAACAAAAGTTCCGTATCAAGCAAATGGTGAAATGGCTCAAGCCAATAACCGACGAACGTGGTCAACATTCGCTACTGCGGTTAAATTTTATTTAGATGGTGACTACGACGGTATCGGTTTCGTTTTTAGTAGACAAGATAATTATATTGGAATCGACTTGGATAAGTGTGTTGCGGAAGGTAAGCCCAACCAATTTGCTACTGAGATTATCGACACTTTTGATAGTTACACAGAATTTTCACCATCAGGTAATGGCCTTCATGTAATTATCAAGGGTGGCCTTCCACAAAATATATTAGGAACTGGTAGAAAGAGTACGAAACATGGATTAGAAATCTACTCACATTCTCGGTTCTTCACCTTTACTGGCAATCGTGAAAATTCAAATGAAATCTATGAACGTACAGACGAACTTACAGAAATCTTTGAACAGTACTTTGATGATTCGGATATTCAAGGCCGTATTAATTTGGCAGAGTTTGAAAAAGATGAAATTAAACTATCAAACGATGCGCTATGGGAAAAAATGTTTCGGTCGAAAAATGGTGACGAAATACGTAGCCTACGCAACGGCAATTTAATCAAGGATGATCATTCGGCTAGTGACCTAGCACTGTCTAACCACCTTGCATTCTGGACAGGTAAATCAGCAACACGTATGGATGCAATGTTCCGCGAAACAGGCCTTATGCGCGATAAATGGGATGTAATTCATTTCCGAGACACTAATGAAACATATGGCGAACGCACAATTGCTGAAGCTATTTCATCCACTACTACAACTGTATTGGACCATCAAAACGATAGCGAGTTTTCATTCAGCTTCCACAATGATGATGTAGTGGCAGAGGAAGTAGATAAGCCAGCACGTAAATTTAAGTTAACCGATTTAGGAAATGCAGAACGAATTGCATATGAATATGGTCATGTAATTCGTTATATTCCATCGGTTGGCTGGTACATCTGGAACGGCAAGTATTGGGAGTATGACGAAAAAGGAAAGTTACATCGCATTGTTGTAAAAGTCGTTCGTAAACTTGGTAAATCAGAAGATGAAATTGAGCAAAAATGGGCTAGACACTGTGAAAAGCATAATGTGCGTGAAAGTGCTATTAAAGATTTAAAGATATTAGTTCCGGGAGATCGTAGTGACTTTGACCAACATAAATATTTGCTTAATGTAACAAACGGAGTTGTGGATCTAAAAACAGGAAAGTTACAACCGCATGACAGGGAACTGAAACTAACCAAAATAACAAATATCTCTTATGAAGAAAATGCTAAATGTCCGAACTGGTTAGCATTTTTGGACCAAATATTTATGGGAGATAAAGAGCTTGCAGAATACATGCAGCGATTAATCGGCTATAGCCTTACAGGCGATATTTCAGAGCAAATTATGATGTTCTTAGTTGGCGGTGGTAGTAACGGTAAATCAACTTTTATCAATACGATTAAAGACCTTGTAGGTGAATATGGTAAACAGGCTAAATCAGATACTTTCATCAAAAAGAAAGAAACAGGCGCAAACAACGATATTGCTAGGTTAGTAGGTTCTCGCTTTGTATCGGCAATCGAAAGTGAAGAAGGCGAAAAGCTATCGGAATCATTTGTTAAACAGATTACGGGTGGCGAGCCTGTACTAGCTCGCTTCTTACGACAAGAGTATTTTGAATATATTCCCGAATTTAAGGTGTTTTTCACGACTAACCATAAGCCAATCATTGGTGGCTTGGATGAAGGTATATGGCGCCGGGTTAAATTAATTCCGTTTGATTTAAACTTGCCAGCACATAAGCGAGATAAAAAGCTTCCTGAGAAGTTATCACTCGAAATGAGTGGAATACTCAACTGGGCAATTGAAGGGTGCTTAAAGTGGCAGAAGGACGGATTAATTGAGCCGAAAGTAGTTTCGAAGGCTACAGGTAATTACAAAGAGGATATGGACATTCTTGGACCGTTTTTAGCTGAATGTTGTTATGTAGACAAAGAAAACGAAAATATCAAAATCGAAGCCAAAGAATTATATAACGTCTATGACAGTTTTGGATATAAATCAGGTGAACGCACAGTGAGTAATCGTAGTTTTTACCGAATGTTGGAAACGAAAGGCTTTAAAAAAGAACGTGGTGCAGGAAATAAAAACTTTTTCACTGGTATTACTTTACAAGAGCGAGCGCCACAAGGAGTTACTTTTGAAGAAAAAACAGTTACTTTAGAGGGCGAAAATACGTCATTTAAGCTAGTTTAGTAACTTTGAGTTAAAAAAGTAACTCTCTTTTGTAACTCTCCGAAATTCAGCCATATCAACGGTTTAGAGTTGTTTTTATAGTTATATAGTTACTTTTGTTATTTGTTTTTTATATTAATAAAAAAATAAAAAATATAAATATATATATATATAAGAGCGTAATGCACTTTTCAAGTAACGATTTTAACTAAAATTGCTCAAACCTTTGTGGCTGTAGGCTTCAAGCGAGTTACTTAAAAGTAACTAAGTTAATTAACAGGGGTAAAAACGGCATTTTCAAAGAAATAAGTAACTTTTAAATTGTAAGGAAGTGGTATTTTTGAAAACCCTTCATGTTCTATCGATGATTTGGAAAAATGGCGCTGAAATATATCGAGATGAATCGGATGGTAGATTGTCGCTAAAAAATGCGAAGTTGGTTCCAGAGGAAGTATTAAAGGCTGCTGATCCAATCTTTGGTGAAATAGAAAAATGGTTCAAATCATGGGAAGGTGCCGATGGAATAAATCAAACAATGCAAAAGATGGTGCATCAAGCTTGTGGATGGCAGCACAACCCAAAGTTGAATGAATGGATATGCGAGGACATCGATGCTTTGATGATGTTCATGGAGTGGCAAGAAACGTTAGCTAAAAACGGATGGAACGATATCTACGAAGACTATCGACAATACGAAAATGATGCTTCAAATGTCATGAAGAAAAAATTGCATGAAAGTGCTGTTTTATACGCTAATCAAAATAAGTGATTTACAGCCGTTTTAAGACGCTTTAGAGGACGGGTGATAAATATATCAAACTTGTAATTAGAACGTCTGTACGGTGCTTGTTTCAAGCGAAAATGAGGAGGTTAAGAGAATGAGGAAGATTAAGTGTCGAGGTCTAGTAATCGAACCTCTAGTAAGTGAAGAAAAATGGATTACGTCTGATGAAGAATATCATGAAGTCTATTTAAATCATGCTGAATGTTCGGCTTACATTAATGGTCATGCAGTTGTATGGGAATCAGTTTCTGAATACACAGGCTCAAAGGACTCAAACGATGTTGAGATTTTTGAAGGCGACATTTTACAAAGTATTAAAGACGAAACATATATGTCGGTTGTCGAGTATTGTACAGAAAGCATAGGTAGTTGCGGTTGTTGTTACGATGAATTCGAAGGTGCTGGATTCAAAGCGAAAGATTTACGATTTAAAGAATCTGTAGTTGTTGGTAACATTTATGAAAATCCTGAATTGCTAGGTGATTCAAAATGATTCACTACCATTACACAGATACCGAATTAAACAAAATCCTTAAAACACTAACAATCGTGGTTGATACTCGAGAACAAGTAAACGGCCATATCATGGATTATTTACGCAGTAAGGACGTTCCTATCAAACTAAAAAAACTAGACACTGGCGATTATGGAGCAATGATTCCCAAGAATGAAGAATTAGGCATCATGCGAGATATTTATTTAAACAGCCGAGTAGAACGAAAAGCCAGTGTAGATGAGATCGTGGGCAACTTAGGTAAGGACGAACGTACTCGCTTTGAGAATGAATTAATCCGAGCGCAAAACATACCATTTACACTCTTACTTGAAGATCCAGAAGGCTACAAAAAAATCATAAATGGACAATACAGAAGTAAATACGAACCACTTGCATTACTTGGCTCGTTGAATACTTTCAAGGCACGTTACGGCTTTGAAATTGTCTACTTAGATAATAAGTTTAGTGGGAATTTTATTTACTACCATTTCTATCATCAAATGAAAAATTATCTGAAACGAGGTGCTTTTTGATGAAACCAAATAAATTAGAAAAATTCATATATGCATTAATGAAAGAGGCTCGACGTAATTCTTTGATGGATTTTCTAGAAGAGTGGGATATTAGCGAGGAAGAATATGACGTTATTGAAGAATGGTTCAAAAATGAACTAGGAATCAAGTTATAGGGCTCGTTATGAACATGCGCAATGGGATTCCTATTGTTCAGTCGGTGAAAAGTAAGAAACCACAGAATAGATTGTGGAGGGCAATACCCAATACATGTACAAAGTATATCGAGTTGTTTATGACAGTAGATGGATGCGAAGTAAGTATAATCATGCCTTACGATTTCGAATGGATTCAACAGTATTTAAATGAGGGTTGGATTGAGAGAGGAGTGTGGGATGTAGATGAACGCAAAAATGCTTAAAAAGCGTAAAGAGGTATTGCGTGAAATTGATAAATTATTGATATTATGCAAATGCAATAATAGAACAAAAAAGACTACTTGCTCACATTGCAGAAAAATCGAACAGTATAGAAAAATACTTTTAGGATTATTGAATAATGGAAATAGAGGGAATTTAGAAGATACCGTTTTATTTGATTCAAAAGAAGATAAAACAATTTTCAAAAACAAAGCAAAAATTACAATAGATGAGTATTACTACTATAAATCCTGCAATATGAAGGATACGGATATTGCTAAAAAAATAGGTGTTTCTACTCCTACTTTAATTACATGGAAGAAAGAGAATGGTGTTAAGAGCACCAAGACAAGAGCTTAATGGAAGGTGCAATGTAAATGACAATCGAAGAACAAATCTTAGTAAATCCAGTATTACGAGATATGCAAAATTTATTAGAATTACAGACTGCAAAAGGTTTAGCGAAGTATGGAACAACGGTCAATCCAATGGATTATACAACAATCGAATGGATTGAACATGCTAGACAAGAGTTAATGGACGAACTTGTTTATTTGACGGTTTTAAAACAGAAAATGGAGGAAATGCAGAATGAAAGAAAATAAATTTCGAGCTTGGAACGGCAAAGAAATGTTTAATGTTGATGTTATGGCAATAAGCCAGTGTTCGTGGGATTGTCCAGATTACGGTAAACGAGGTGTTAGCTTGGCATATCAACCTAACATTCAAGTAATGCAATACACAGGCTTAAAGGACAAGAACGGCAAGGAGATTTATGAGGGGGATGTTTTAGAAATAACAATGGGTGCTGGAAGTCCATTAAGGTGTTCAATTGAATATAAAGCTCCTTCGTTCTGTCGTAGATGGATTGATAAAGTTTCGAGGAATCGTAGACCGAGAATAGTAGAACCGATGGCTTGGAATACCAATATTATTTACGAAGTTATCGGCAACATTTACGAAAATCCTACATTACTGGAGGAACTACAAAATGGAACTAAATAAATTTCAAGAGTTATCAAAGCGAACAATGCCGTTTAAAGGTGAGCCGAAGAACCATATTGAGTATGAAAATGGCTTAACAAACTACGCTATGGGATTGATTGGAGAATGCACAGAAGTGTTGAATGCTGCTAATGATCGTGAGGCGATTCTAAAGGAATTAGGAGATGTTTCACATTACGCTTTTGGGATATTAACATTCCTGGGAGAAACATACGAGGAGTTAAATAATTATTTTGCGGAAGGCTCAAAGGAAAAGTTAATAGAAAAAATCTTAATTTTATCAGGTGACATTTCAGAACAAGTTAAGAAATTTATATTCCATCGTCATGAATTAAATTCAAGTAAAGTCAAGATGGCATTAAAAATGTTAATCAAAAATTTGATTGTATTGGCTAAGTTTTACGATTCATCACTCGAAGAAATTTGCGAAATGAACATCGATAAATTGAAAATGCGTTATCCGGAAAACTTCAATGTTGAGGATAGTAAAAAACGAATAGATGTAGAGATACCATCATGAAAATTCCTTGGCACAAACAGATTTACGCATTGTACAAAGGTGAACAGTTTGTAGCAGAAGGAACAATACAAGAGATTAGCAGAGAGACGGGTAAAACAATTGATTTCTTAAAGTATATGACTCGTCCGATTTACCAAAAGCGAAGCGCAAACGGTAAAAAACGATTGAAAATGATTTCGCTAGATGATTAATCGAAACAAAATGTGCAGTTAGGAGGTGACAAGTTGGACGTTAACAAAAAAATCTATTTTACATTAGGCATCGGTTATAAAGGAGCTTCATGGGAAGATGAGGTTACTTTAGCCGAATTAGGTTATAATCCTAAAATTCATAAAGATTTACAAGTATTTTTAGAGCAAGAATGGAAAGAATGGGCAGTAAATTATATCGAAGGCGGTTGGAGTTTTTCAAAAGACAACTGAACAATATGAAGAAATAAACAAACAAGGTAGGTGCTGAACATGCCTACGTTATCGCGTAGTGAAATACAGAAATGGTATACATCAGTTGTGGAGGGCATATGAGCAAATTAACGCCAAATCAAAATAAAACAATTGAAGAATATTGGTCAGATTTAGATGGTTTAAAAAAACAATTACGCTATCGTGAATGGGAATTGTTAAATGCACATCAAGAAACTGATACAAATATTGGTGGTGGTAAATCTAATAGAATTTCCGACATGACAGGTAATAAAGCTATTATTCTTGCAGAAGATAAAAATTATCAGCATTTAAAAAATATCATCACAACACTTGAACAATATTACAAAGAATTAGATCATGACCAAAAAACAATTGTGGACATGCGATATTTCGATAAAAAGGAACATTACGAATGGAGTCATGTCGGAGATAAATTATATATGAGTGTGCAACGTGTATTGCGTAAAAGAAATGCGTTGATTGATGAAACTGCTAGGCGATTGGGGTGGATGTAAATAGTTAAAGAAATCAAATTGCAAAACGGCATGATTGCAATCGTAGATGACGAAGATCACAAAAGAGTTAGTCAATATAAATGGGCCGCAAGAACAGATAAAAATAATTCCGTATTAAAGATTTATAATAGCAGTGAAATTAGAACAACTATATCGTTGAATCGTTTCATCTTGAATTTAGAAAATGAACAGAAGGTGATTCATAAAGATGGTAATGAACTAAATTTCATGAAAGAGAATTTAGTTGCAGTGGATCAAGCAATAGTTACCAGAAAAAGAAGAGGGAATAAAAATTCTTCCTCTAAATACAAAGGTGTATCTTGGCATAGCCAAACTAGTAAGTGGAAGGCGCAAATAAATGTAAATGGCACAGTGAGGCATTTAGGTTTATTCGAAAGTGAAAGTGAAGCAGCACTAACTTACAATGAAGTAGCAATTAAATATTTTGGTGAATATGCTTATCAAAATGTGATAGGTAAAGATAACTCAGCAAAAGTATTTGAAGTAGAAAATGTTCTGCAAAAAAGAAAAAACAATAAACTTGGATATAAAGGTATTTTTGAACGGAACAGTAAATATCAAGCGAGAGTTTGGAACGGCAAAAAGTTTATATATGCTGGAATTTCCAAAGATATAAAAGAGGCCGCTAAAATGCATGATAGAAAAGCGTATGAAATACATGGAGATAAAGCAGTGTTGAACTTTCCCGAATTAATAAACGAATATAAAAAAGTGTAATTGTGCCATATAGCGAATTACACTATAAACCATGTTAAATTGATATTGTGAAGTAATAACAAAAGCGCACGGAAATGCGTTATAAAATTAATTACATTGCATAATAGCACGTTGCTTGTACGTGTACTTTGAAAACAAGCATTGAGTCACATCTAAAAGGTGTGGCTTTTTATTATGCCTTGAAGACTGTATATCCTATCAACCATCAAGTAATCGTAGGCGTTAATCGTGGGGTTATGAATAGGGTGTACAGTCTTGAAAATATAATAGCTCTGGTTCATCATGCACCAGACCTATTTTAGATGGTGGTTCATATTGAACTATCGTCTTTTATTATGTCCTGAGAGGTGGTGAGAACTATTGATTCTATTTGGTTTATTAGTTTTTGGAATAACGCTAATGTTTATTTTTAAAATCTGCAAATCGAAACCAACTGTATTTAGTGAACAGGAACAATTTATTTATACTGAACCTGTCTTATATGATTTACCGAAAAATACTTCTAAGAATTCACATTGGTTTACACATACATTCATGCGTGCTCGCAAGAAAGGGTAAGGTGGTCCAGTATCTTCGAGCTATCGGTTAAATAGCAAATAGAATTGTGGAGGGATGAACAATGACAAACCTAATTGTCTGTGATGATTGCCAAAACAAAATAACTATGCACTTAAAAGAACTTGAGCATCCAGCTAATAAACTCAAAGGCTATGTCAAAGAAGCGTATTTCCGTTGTTCACATTGTAATAAGAAATACATCGCTTTCGTTACAGATAAACAAGCAAGGAAAATGCAAAAGGAGATAAAACGGTATCATCAACAAATCTACAAAAAAGATTACTCAGGCCTTACAAACGAAGAGTACAAAGTAAAGATTGATGAACAGTATATAGTGCTGGATGGTATGAAGCAAAAGCTAAAGATTAGGATGGATGAGCTTAAAGCACAAGTGTTGGAGTTGTATGGTGAAGAGTTAAATACAAAGGAGGAGTAAATAATGGCAGAAGTTAAAGGCGCTACAAGTATTACAGTATCAGTTGATATGGACACAAACAAAATGCAATTAAAGTTAAGAGCAATAACTAAACACACTACAGCGTTGGCTGATGAGTTGGATGCTATTGATTCTAATGAATGTACTGAACTATCAACAAAGCAAATCGAATTGCTTGAACACATGATAGAACTCAATAAACAAAATGGAATGTCTATCTGTTCATGTGATGTTGAACGGGTTTTTAAATCAGCTGACGAACTACCAACACAATTAGAAGACAGCGACTAACATCATGCAATCATCAACACTACAAGTCGTCGTTGTGTATGGTGCACCAGCAAGTGGGAAGTCAACATACGTTAAAGAACATCGAACTTCCAATGATATTGTTTATGATTTCGATGACTTAATGCAAGTATTATCAGGACTTCCATATCAACAAACAAATGACCATTTGGTTGAATATGTATTAGACATTCGTAACACTATCATTCAAAGATTAAAGAACGAAACAAACCTACACAAAGCTTACATCATAACAACATTCCTAAGCGATTCATTAACTAAAGAACTCGAAGGCTTGAACGTTCAATACATTCAAATGCAAACAGATAAAGCAACATGCTTAGAGCGTATCGACAACAGCAATCGTGTTGATAAAGAAAGATTAAAAGGCGTTATCTTCGATTGGTTTAGAAAGTATTCAGACACAGAAACTGCATACAAATCAAAAGAACAAAAGCGCCAATTTTACCAATCAACTGCATGGCGAAAGTTACGACTTGAAGCACTCAAACGTGACAATCACGAATGTATCTGGTGTGCTCAGGAAGGCAGAGTTACAATGCAACACGATGCTGTACTCGAAATCGATCACATAAAAGAAATTGAATATCATCCAGAGCTAGCACTCGAGTTAGATAACCTTCGAACACTATGCAAAGTATGTCACAACAAACGACACGATCGTTTCGATGGCAAGGAGCGACAGTGGGATGACGAGATGTGGTAGAGAGTACTGAATGGTATACCCCCGGGTCAAAAGGTTTTACTGTCACAAAGCCTCTAGGAACCGGTGATGGCCTCGATTGTCTAAAAATA